AAGGCGTCATAATTAAGACCCTTAGCAACTACCGTATAACCAAACATCGAATTGATTGCATGATAGATTTTGTCTTCAACTGCTCTAATGTAGACCCCAGTTAATAAAAGGTACACATACCCCGCTGGCGAGATTACTCGGGGTATCCTTCCAGGTTTGAGCTCCCTCAAGTCTTTCTCAAATTTAATAAATGCTCTAATGTGTGCCATGGAGGGGACGAATCCCAACTTTTTATATGTTTCCCAAGCATCGATGTATGACTGTTTCCTCAGGCCACTATACTTTCCTATGAATTCATCAAAGGCAATAGCAGCGGAATCCGCAGTCAAATGTGTCAGAAGGGCAATAAAAGCATCATTTATCTCATAAGAGAAAACTCCCTGGTTGGGAATTATTGATTCGGTGTCAACATACAGACTTCCCCCTTTGGCCAATGCCATCTCAAGGTCAATCTTCTCTTGTTGATCCTTACATTCTAGCTTGTTGTCTGATAACCAATCTTGATAAAATGTAGCGGGAACATTACGAGTAAGAACACGTTTCACGCTCGCGCATGAAATGTTATGTAATGTGGACACAAATCCTAGGACGCATTCGGAGGCGAATCCCTCGAATGCTATTAATCTCCTAGGCTTTTTCGGGGCACCCGATCGACGTGTATGGAGTTTCGAATGAATAGGATAAGGAATTATACATTCATTCGCATACACGCCAACAGGGCACCCCTACTGGGTCGTTGGGCGAGCGACTGGGGCTCGAACCCCAAATCGCCACCACTTCTGCCACCCATGGTCAACCCTCGCTGCAGTAGCATTCTCACGTAACTTATGCATGGCATAGGAATTCATTGCGTTAGCTTCTTCCACGTCATCTTCGGTCGGAGTAAAATATTTACGAACAATTGATTTCAATATTATACTCCTATCATGCATTCTAAGCCCGTCCTGCTTCATAACCTGCACAGCATAGTGATGAAGACAAGCCTTATTAGTGGCTGTCATATCAGTAAGATCCCACACAAACTTCTCTCTCATTGCTAACAATAAGCGAGAAGTATACCTCCCGTGTCGTCTCGTTCTGATCTTCTTCACTTTCTGTCCCTCTTCAACATCTTCAACGAAATGCACCACAGTAAACCGGCTATTTCTAGTGGCTACTGCAGTCAGTGCATCCATTAATGTCTCCGAATATGGTTCACCATCTACAGTCACAATCTCAACCCCTTTAATCGCTGCTCTTTCAATCTCACCAAGAGACATCATTGCGGTGGCCCGCGATCTACTAACCTCTGTTAGATCTACCAGAGTTAGGGGCTCTTCTTGTTCAACTGCTCTCAAGCTATCCAAATAAACCAATTGGTTCACTTTCTGAGGGATAACTCGCAAATCACTCCCAAACCTACGGCCAACCAATGTGACTAGGGTAGTAGGTTGAATGATTTTGCCTTTAGCTTCCATAAGCTTAAAGGTATCATCCATGGTCTCTCTCTTTATAGTGTTCGTCTGCACTTTATTGTCGGCAAATAGCTGGTCACTACTGCTGACGTAAGGATCGAGGTCAATGTATTCTCGGCTCATCACCGTGCTAGGACCTGAAATGGAGGAAATTTCAGTGTAAA